GCGCTAATGTTAACTGCTGACTCACCGTAAGTCCTTGTAAGCTGCGTAGAGTGTAGTGCGGCCTCCTGCACAGCAGTCTCAACACCAACAATAGATCCTGTAACAGCAGCACTGCTCAGTATGCTTTTTCCTGCACGATAAGTGTTGGCAACAGCGCCACCGATAGTAAGAAATGATATGGGTTCAGCAACTGCAACAGGCAGTCCTAGAATAACAGATGTAGCCCCGCCCCTAGCTATTGTGTCTCTATCTTTACGCTCTCTAGCAAACTGGCTTCTAAGAACATCAAGCTCACTGTCGTTATCAGCATACATGCCAGACATAACAAACGCCTCGTCATTCCGCTCGTCTTCTGTAAAGCGTGAGTAAGCATCGTAATCAGGGTCATCTTTAGTGTCAGGTAAACCTACAGGCTCGGCAAGCCAAGAACCAATCATGTTTTCTTGACGAAACAATGCCCCAGTAATTTCACCTAACGTGGGTTCCTCTTGAATGTCTTGAGGAGCAAGTGTTAGCTTTTCGCTAATTAACTGTGTTTCTGACGATGGCACAAACGGCATATTACTTATTCTCCATCTTTATAAAAAGGATCAAGCCCTTCGGCAATTCTTTTTCTTGCATGAGCAGCGGCTTTTCTTTGAATTGCAATAGGAACTTCTTTGCCTTCAGGAAGTGTCCTTAATGTTTCAACTTCTGCTTCAGTGAGAGTAGGAACCATAGATGGAACATCCATCTCAGTGCCGTCTATTTTAACGCCAATAGAAAACTCAGTCATAGTCCCGCCATCATCTCTTTTTATTGGGCCTAAAAATCCTATCTCTGATTTTTTAGAGCCGTCTGGACGCGCCATGCCTTGACCCTTAGTTTTCCGCAAAGATGCTACATAGTTGTCACTGGCTTCTTTTACTGAATCTTTAATAAACTTGTAGGCATCAGCTAATTCCCCAGCCGCAAATTCAATGCCCGTATTTTTAACAATCATTTTCATATTTGATGGAGTAATTTTCCCCGGAATCCTAGTTGCTGCGGAAATTCCTTTTCCTGGCAAAGCAAAAACAACATTTTGATTTAATTGCTTGGCTAAGTTAGCTTCTTGGTTAGAGTTTAAAGTAGAATAGCTTGTGCGCTTTGGCTTTCCATATCGGAACTTTTGAGCATCGGCAACAGCCTTGATGTTTTCTTCTTGCTGTATTTGCCCAGCAGCTACATCAGGAATAAAACGGTCATTCTTATTGCCTTCTGCATCTATAAAAGAAACAGCTCTTAACGTACCGTCAGTATCTCTATACATAGCGCGGTATGAAGGTTTTGCAGTTGAAGCTAAACGAGCAGTCTCATCGTCAGACACCAAAATTACTTCATTGGCATCAACGTCCAATCCACCAGCAGCTAAGTCTTCTTGCAACTGAGTTCGGATATAAGATGTATCACCCGTCACAGGCAGCGCGTAGTAGCTCTCTGGAGAATAATTCATTAGCCCAAACTCACCTTTAGTCCAGTTAGCTTTAACAAGACTTATGGCCTTAGCTTTTGCTGCATCTACATCTACAATGCCAGCCTTGTAATAAGACTCAACTAAATCGCCGTAATCTTTAACCAAAAGATCCTTTGCAAGTTCACCGCCAATGTCATCAAATAAACCTTCAAACGCATCTTTAACCTCATCAGGATAAGCGTCAGAGAAAACATCACTATTTTTCTTATCCTTAATAGCAGCAGTTCTTTCCGCTACCATAGCCTCTCGAACCGGCCCTGGGCGAACAATGGCGGTAGCCTGCTCAATAGCTTTCTCCATCGGCATGTACTGAGACAGGGCAGTTACCTGAGAGGCAAAAGCAACCTCGTTATCAGTAAACAAAGATTCGCCAACGCCAGGGATTTCCCCCATTCGTTCAATAGTCTCTGCCGCATATTCTATCTGCGCGGGGTCTTGAGAGTTTAAAGCATTACGAATCTCTGTTTTATTTGTGGCAGCAAGATAGCCGGTTCTAGCAACTGCCTCAGCCTGCTGCGCGCTTCTTACGTCAAGGTTATCTGTTGATAAATTTTTAGACAATACGTCATCGTAATAGTTATTTACCGCACTCTGGTCAACAGGTTCGTCACCAATTTGACTCTCGCCGCTAATTGTTTTGGCAACATTGGCGTTTGCTTGCATCCGTTGAATTTGTGATTCAGTTCTTTTATTAATTTGAATAACGAGATCAGCCCTTTTACTGGGGGTCAAGAGGTTTAGTTTTTGAAGCTCAAACGCTCTAGCCGTTAACTCTTCAGGCGTTCCAATACCAAGCTCAACTTTAGTCCTGAAATCAGCTACTACATTTTGCTCTTCAAGAGTAAGGGTCGCTGCATCTGCTTTAATTTTGTTCTCAAACTTAGTTACCTGAGCATCAAGCTTGCTTAATAGCTCTTGGTTTTGTTCTGCTGATAAAGTCTGATCAGGTTTGTCACGCAATGCCTCAACGATAGCGCGACCATTTACTGCACGATCCTCAATGGGGTAGGCATCATCCAAAACAGCCCTGTGAACTTCTCCCAGTTTAGATTGGATAGCAATACGGTCTTCATAGGACTCCAAAAACTTGTCGCCAGCTTCTTGGCTCATGGCCGCTTTTTTTACTAAGTTTTCAATGTTAAGTGTAACTTCAGTAGTTAAGTCAGCAAGTCCAACAACGTCACCAGCAAAGGCAGCATTAGAAGCCAAATCAGAAGCCACGTTAGCGCCTTTAATAATGCCTGCTGACAAAATCTCTAAGTCCTTGGCATTTTCAGCCTTGGCAACAGAGCTTGCAGCTTTTGCATTAAGCTTATCAAATACTAACTCAGCAGAACCCCTGTATCGCTCAGGCATTTTGCTTAATAAGCCTTGCTTGGAGGCATCTACTAACTTGTTGTATCCCATGATGTCATCAGGAAATTGCTCCTGAGCAGACTTTACAGACTGATCTAGTTCAAAGGAGACGTTGCCTAAATACGAACTTTCTGCCGCACGATTAAAAGCACTTGCCTTATAGCCAAACTTACGCTGTTCTGGAGGTGCAATCAATTCTCCAGTTGCCGGATCTACACGGCCAGTATCCTGTGCCTCTTTAGCCCCCTGTTTAGCCCCTTCACGGGCTGCAATGGGTTTTCCTATAGCCAAGGCAGTACTAGCAACAGTCTCGCCCAAACCGGCCAATGCGCGCATTTTATCAGCAGCAGACGTATCTAAGGATGTAGGAGTAAACTTACCGTAATACCCAATTCGTTCTTGTGCCATTGTTTAATCCTGTTGGTTAAGCGTTGAGCTGGGCAGCTGAAGAAGCGCCAGTCAATAATGTGCCAGCAGCCTGCAATTTAGATGCAGACCGAGCATTTTGGCCTTGACGCTTAAGTTGAGCTTGGGCAAGCCTGTCACTTAACTTTAACATCCCTTCGCTCATGCCAATGTTTTTGGCGCTTTCTAGTGCAATGCTAGATGGAGTTCCTTCCATACCTAAGTTGCCAGCAGCTAAACCTACAGTATTGGCTGCAAGAGCTTGGCCCAGTTTTTGTTGCCGTTCAAGCTCACGACCTTCAGCAGCAATCTTTTCTTGCTCTGCCTGTTGATTCAAAGCGTCTTGCTGGGCTTTACCCGCCTCAAGTTGCCCGTAAACATTAACTGCTGTGCCTACACCCATTGTTACTGTTGCTACCATTATCCAAGTCATAATATATCCTTTGGCTCTATTAAAGCCGCCTCTATTTCTTTAAGATCTGTAAGCTCTGTAGGGTGAAAGGTTATCCAAACGCAATCTGTTTCAGCGTAACAAACTCGCTTGGTTCCTGGCGTTGTCTCGCCCATGTACGGAGCTTCAATTTCTATTGTTTCAAATTTACTAGCTACCCTGCACTTTCCCTTTATAACCATGTACATGTGGCTAGTTTTATGAGCAGCACCAACACACACTACACCAGCAGGAATAAAAGATTCTCTGACATACAGCCCATCAGAAAAATGATGCCTTGTTTTTGTATCAGCTTGAGGCATTTCCGCAATAACATCTTGTATTTTGTAAATATCACTTTGCGTTGCTAGCTCGCTCACGAAGATTCTACCTCATACTCAATAGATTGAAGGTGAAACGGTGTTGGCCCAGGTACAGTAATCAAAGGAACGACTTCTGTAGACCAGCCATTACCGCCTCTGTTATCTTCTATAATACCAGTTTTGGGAGAAAGTGGAGTATTCAAAGGGCTGTTGGATGCTGGGCCAAGCTCTCTTACAGGCACTGGCATTCCGTCAATGTACACGCCAGAAGTCTCCAATACGCGCAAGTTCATATTAGTAATCTTCTTTTCCCTCATAGCATTCTGCCCACTACGAGTACCTGGATTAGTATTTACAGGCATAGATTTAAAACTTGCAGTAAAATTGTGACCAGCTTTGTAACTGCTCCCGCTGGGATATGTTAGAGACTCTTCTTCGGGTGTAAAATAAATAATCCCATTTGCATCCGCAGTTCGATTTGGCAATATAGTTTCTCCAGCTATAACGCCTACTTCTGTATTTGCAAACTGTAGCCCTAAACTCATTTGAGAATACTCAATAGGACTAGCAGGATCAACTTCTTTCTGCCCATCAAATACAGCCTCAAAGTCCCACTTCTCAATACATTTAACAGTTGCAAAAGCCTGTGATCCAGGAATTCTTTTCTTATAAACCGAAACTACATACAGCTCTTTGCCAACTACAGAGCAACTTTCTAGCGTTGTGTATTCATCTTGAGAAACATTGCGAGGCTTCCACTTAGTAAATCCATTAATGTCCTGCGATCTAACTGTGTTTAATACTGAAGCAGTTCCGTCTTGATTAATAATAAATACCCATGAAGCGTCTTCAGATGAAGTTCCGTCAAGAGCAGCCATATCTAAAGGCTTGTCAATTAAATGAGATGACAGAACTGATATGTCATTGCTTGTGTAAGCGTCTTCATTAAAATTATATAAATACTGGCGTAATGTATTGCCATTGCCGTTAATAAACAAAGTAGCGCCATCAAGAGCTTTAGACTCTAAGTTAAACGAGCCAAGCTGAGTTTCTGCTTCGATTATAACTGTAGATGGCGTGTTACCTTTAACAATAAATTCAGCGCCAGAACAAAATATCTGCAAGCCACGATCAGGGTTTACATCTACAATTTCCGTAAGGTTGCGAGAATTAATGGTTACAAAAATCCCATCGTCATCCGCACCTTCTTCTGAAAAGAAGTTGAACAAATCACCTGCCTTAGATGCAAACAAACTTTGACGCTTAGACTTAGTGCCGCCTATCCATAGCCTTCCCTCATTAAAAGCACCCATTAAAGGAAACCCTCTAGC